CCAATCGGGATTGTCTTTTCTCCATTGTTCATATTCTTTCATGGTCATGGAGAGTTCTTTCTTCTCTTCAGTTTTTAAATTTTTTACAGGATATGTTGGCATTAGTTCCACTCCAAAGCTTCAGCACAAATAGGAAATTGTTCACAGAATACACGCTTCGCATCGTTAGCGATGTCCATGTGTTCTTTTTGAGTGCCATGAGCACTACGTAGATCTATATAGTGGATCCAAGAACGACATGATCCCGTCATGTAAATTCTGGTAGGTGTTGCTAAAGGTAGCACCATTCTAGCACACTCTTTTGCAATACCCATGTCAAGCATGTGTCTGTAAATGTCCATGCCTTCATTAAAATACTTTTCTATAGCAATCTCAAGTTCTTGTCTTAAAAAAGGATCAACATCATCAATACTATTCTGTCTGTTCTTATCATCTTGACGACGTAGATCAAACATAGGAACATGAGTTGACAGCATAGAGCTGTCAGCATATCTCTGTGAAAATTCTTGGAAAGTAAATGATCTATGTCTTAAGATTTGAGCTGCGATTGCTCTTGTAGTTTGAATCTCCAATGTCATATGAGCTTGTTCAAAGACAGACCAGTGCTGATGATTGATACAATATTTAAGGAGTCCTGCAACCTTAGGATTTTCTTGGTTGTTCGGGTTGCTCACTCGTGCCACGTAACCCATCGTCTTCTCTGCTTCTGGTGTTACTGTTACTAGTTTCACTGAATTCATTAAATCCTTTTTTTCTCCTTAGTTTTTTAAGTTTAAGTTCATGTTTTGCATTGTTAAGTGTCTTCTTCATGTAGTGTATTTCTACATCAGAATACAACTGATCTTGTTTAAGTGCTGATTTGATTAATTTGATTTGGTCTTTGAGTCTCATACTCTTTGAATGCTTCTTTAATTCCTGTGGTTGAGTCATGATTTAACACCCAGTCAGTACAAAATTCATAGAGATCTTTTCCAATTCCAAACTCTTTTAATGATAGTAGACACTCTCTTCTTTGGAGCATCTTTTCATCTGAATAATTAATCTGGGTATCCATCGTCGTCATCTCTCCCTTGTGTGTAAGCGTGATTGTTTCCGTTGGTGCGATAAGCATCTACGTCAGAGTATACCTCAGATTCTAACACATCTAGTAAGGATTGCAAGCTCTTGACGATGTTTTTTAACTTCCCTCTATCCATATTTATATTGGTAGTAGGTATATTATACCACAAAAAAAGAGGGGGTCAACCCCTCTTGTGATTAGTAGAGAATCTCTCTACATATTCGTTTGCATTCGTTTTGTTGTGTATCACATTCTATTAGACACTCGTAGTAATCATCCAATCTGTCATCGTGAGACTTGTAATGATTATGCTGCCAACCATCCAACTGATTGTGCGATGTTAGATTATGCATTTTCCTCCAGAAATTTACCTCATAACGAGAGGAGGTTTAATTCATCTCTGTTACCTCTGAATTCTACCATTATTTATTTTTACCCTAACATAATAAAGAAAATTTGAAATAAAAATAAATGCCTACGAGTTTATACTCATAGGCATTGTTTGTTTTAAGATGTGATCTTCCAGTTTTTGATAGCGTTAAAGTGGACTTTTAAATAAACCCATTTAGCGTAATTAACACCACGATAGGTCAAGAATGCAAACGTTCTTTCGGGATCGTGCTTAACAGGATCAAACTCTGGAAGAATGGGACGATCCCAATCAACCTTGATCCTTAGCATTTTACTACCTCTGTAGTTGTACGAATTTTACCTCACCATAAATCATAGCGAGAAAGGCAATACAACTAAAAGATATGATGCCTACAACCTGCAGTGTTTCTACCATTGTTCTAAGCTCCTACCATCTTACGCTGTACCTTAACGCCTCTATACATTAACTCATGTCTTTGACGTTTTACTGCCTCTGCGAGTACCTTATTATTGTACTCTTCGGTGTCATATGAAACACCTCTGTATGTGACTTGTGCCATTTGGTTTCTCCTAAAGTTAGTGGACTTTGCACCTTTACCTCTTGCGAGGGATCCGTGTTTCCGTTCCTTCAGTCAGACTTTTGCGTCTCCCTAGAGAGATGAACGATCCGTTCCGAGTTGGCTTACTTGCGTCCAATAGACCATGGTTCGCAGTTTTCTTCTGGTACTTTGGTATAGAAGTAATCAATAAGATACTCCTTAGCATCTTGAATGTGATTCTCATCACTAAGAATCTCAATCCTTGCTTGATTCCATTCATCACATGACATTTCCCAGTGGGTAGCGTCATGTTCAGCGAATAGAAGTACTAGAAGTGCTAGACCATGCATTGGATGAACGTGTTAGAATACTAACATAAGTATTTAGAAATGTCAAATTGTAACAACTAATACTTTTACAATAATTTAATCTTATATTAATTTCCTGATAAGTAAAAGGATTCACCTCTACCTTTACATACTCTCTTAACAGATGCATCGTATGTAGGAGGATCCTCTGTTATTAATTCCTTGGCGAATTCAAACGCTTCTTTAAAACGATTAAATTTATATACATCATCATATGTTTTAGCAGACACGAGAACTCCATCGCTTCTCTTGTATCTCAAAGTCTTCCACACAGTAGGTTCATCTAACCTTCTGTAAAAGATTGTCCATTCTCCTGTTGCTGAACCACTCATTTTTTCTTCTTTTTCTCAGGTTTTTTAGTAGGATCAACCCAAAGTTTAGGAGTAACTCTACCTTCAGATTGAACTATTGCCAAAACATTTTTATACTTGTCATAATAATAGTCAAATATTTCAGACATTTTAAATGCCATGGCGAGATCCCATCTTGTTTCCTCTTTATCACCTATCTTATATTGCACAAGGTATGCATTATATGGTAGTGCAGAGTTGTTATCTTTTTTAGGATCGCAGTTTTCTTTTAGTATATTCAATGTTAACATCAGCTACGGTTTCCCCATTGTATTGAAGGGAATGCTTGTTCTACACACTGTCTGGTAATTTTCCAACGCTTACCAATCTTCTTGTCTTTGACAAGACATAGAACCTCTGCCTCTCCTTGATGCAATCCTTCTAATAATTGAATGAACAAAGTCTCACGACGTGTCTGTGAGATATTTGCACCACCTTTAAAGAACAGATACAACTTACGATACTCGTGTGCAAGAACTGTATGTTCTGTATCTTCTGGTGCATCATTCTTTTTATATGGAACTTCTCCATCTGGAAGCATAGATATAACACTCTCATCAAAGTTAGCAATTAGAATAGCTCTAAGTGCTGGAGTATTATATCCCTCCAGAAGTTTAACCTTTTGTGCTTTTGTCTTCGCATTGCTAACTTTTTGTAGCACTTCATGCATTAATAATTTCATAACCTAATTGTTACCGTAAATATATTTATTCCTCTTCAATTTCGTCTTCATCTAAGAAACGAACTGAGAGAAGTTCTTCATTGATCCATTGACCATCTGAGTTTAGCATTTCTGGGTGAACACCTTCTTGTTGTATATTATACATGTGTTCTTGTTTTACTTCTGCAGCTACCCATCCAAATAGTACCCCAATTGCTAAAAAGATAAAGGATGTAGTTAATGAGATGTAGATCATTAATGTTTCAGTCATTGTTCAACTCCGAACTAGTTTTTTTCTGTTCCCACCTAAGTTCAAAGTTGAAGTAGACTTTTCTTTTTAGGAGGGTAAACGCTTTGTTTATAAGTAACCCTTTACGGGTTGGTTCAGTAATCTTCGGTTTCGCCCTCCTTAACATGAGCTCTATGCCTTTATTTATTTTAAGTTCACTCATTTTTTCTTTACAGAAACCAAATTTTTTTCTAAAAATAATTTAGCGGTCTCTACGAGTCCACCAATTTGTTCTCCGTCAATGACAACAAATGGAAACCCAACAACCTCAGGATATTTTTCACGAAATACTTCTGATGGGCATTGGTTTTCTTTTTCACCAACAACAATTGTTGTGTACTCTACACCTGCCCTTTCAAAAAGTTCAATAAGATTACCACAAAATTTACATCCAACTTTTGTGTAAGCTTTTATCTCCATAGTCTTTTTTCTATACAAAATATAGTATAACACATACTCATCTTTTTGGCAAAAAAATTGGCGGAGAATTTTTTTCCCCGCCAATGAATTCACTTTGTGATTTTAGATTAGACCTAACGATCCTGCGGTTATGCCAACTGCAATAAAGAAACCGAATTCTATTAAGTCTCTGTAAGGACTATGCAGTAGTTGTTTCATTTAACCGATAGATGGTGCTGTTAAAGCAACCTCTGTTGTGTCTGCTGAAGCAAGATCAAGTGGGAAGTTGTGTGCATTTCTTTCATGCATTACTTCCATACCTAAGTTTGCTCTGTTAAGAACGTCACCCCATGTAGGAATGATCTTTCCATTAACATCTACAACTGATTGGTTAAAGTTAAATCCGTTTAGGTTAAATGCCATTGTGCAAATACCCATAGATGTTAACCATACACAAACAACTGGGAACACTGCTAGGAAGAAGTGTAAAGATCTAGAGTTGTTGAATGAAGCATACTGGAAGATAAGACGACCAAAGTAACCATGTGCAGCTACTATGTTGTATGTTTCTTCTTCTTGTCCAAACTTATAACCGTAGTTCTGGGACTCAACTTCTGTAGTTTCTCTGATTAGAGATGATGTAACTAAAGAACCGTGCATTGCACTGAAGAGTGCTCCCCCAAACATTCCTGCTACTCCTGCCATGTGGAAAGGATGCATTAGAATGTTATGCTCTGCTTGGAACACGAACATGAAGTTAAAAGTACCTGAGATACCTAGTGGCATTCCGTCTGAGAAAGATCCCTGACCGAAAGGATACACAAGGAATACAGCAAATGCTGCAGATACTGGTGCTGAATATGCTACACATATCCAAGGTCTCATACCTAGTCTGTATGATAGTTCCCACTGTCTGCCCATGTAAGCAGAAATTCCAATAAGGAAGTGGAAGATTACCAACTGGTAAGGACCACCATTATACAACCACTCATCTACTGTTGCTGCTTCCCATATAGGGTAGAAGTGTAGACCAATTGCATTTGATGAAGGAACAACTGCACCTGAGATGATATTGTTTCCATACATTAGAGCACCTGCTACAGGTTCTCTGATACCGTCAATATCTACAGGTGGTGCTGCTATAAAAGCAACGATAAAGCATGCTGCTGCTGTTAGCAAGCATGGAATCATGAGTACACCAAACCAACCAACATATAGTCTGTTGTCTGTTGATGTAACCCATTCGCAGAACTCTGGCCATCCTTTTAGGAGACCTGTTGATCTGCCTGTTCTTGAAATAGTTGTCATTAGTAAGACGTTTTAAGTAGGGCTCAAAGGGTAGAGCGATACTTTATTTCCTGTAATCCCTTCACTACAGGATATGAGAGACGTAATTTATCCACCCATAGGTCTCGGTTAACGGGTGCACATAGAAAAGGTGAGGAATCCCTCACCATTTGATGTATTTATATTAAGATATCTTAACAATTATGTCAAGCTAAAAAGATAAGTATAATTACTTATTTTTTTTAAAGGGATGTTTAGGAACTTTATGTTTTGGATTTCTTTTTAAGTCTCGTTTGAGATCCCTGAGGAACTTGAGGTGTTTTTTTATTTCAGAATGATGCATCCTCTGTAGTGTAATCACCACAGACTGGTTGTACCTCCCAATTTTTCCAATCCATTTTTCTATCTACTATGAGTTTTTCTAACTCATCTACAGACAAACATACTTTTACTGGTTTGTCTGTGTTCTTCTCGTATATGTGAAAGATTAATGTATCTACCATTTTAGTGATAAACGTACCATCCTGTGGCTATGTATTTGGTTTCAGTATTGCTAACAATACCTTTGTGTGCATGTGTCCAGAACGCAGGGAAGATGCACAGTCTCCCTTCTACTGCATCAATAGTTTTATCATACTCTGGATAGTATGTACCACCACCATCAGTGACAGTGTTTAAGTATAGTGTCCAAGCTAGAATACGGTTACTTCCATTACCAGAATTTTCACAATGTAATAAATGATATCCTTGACCTGGATTATATCTCTGTAAATTATATCCCATATCAACAGAGAATTCATCTACAATTTCAGTGGAAGTAAAAGTATCTATGTAAAGAGATGTGTAAGCATTAAGAACTTTTGCAATAATTATATTTGGAATTGCATCAACATTGAACTCCATGTATAAATCCATAGAATCCTTTACACTAGGATCTCTAACAATTTGACCATTAAGAGAATACCTTCCTCTAATATGTAGATCTTTATTATCCTCAAAGAAATTAATAATTTTTTTACACATTTTGGGAGAAGTTACCTTATCATATACTCCTATAAAATCAACCATAAAAAAAGAGGGGATATTCCCCTCTAATTATAACACCAATATCTTCATGGTGCAAATGCGGGAATCATCATCCCACCTCCTTGGTCATCGTCATCATCCTCATCATCATTCCATGGAAGATCA